GTGTCGGTGCCGCGCTGCCCCGTGACGCGTCGGAATGCGACGGGGTTCGGGTCGCCGCATTCGTCGCACCATGCGGATGGTCGAATGGGATCGGTGTTGGTCGTGTGTAGCATTCGGTTTGCCTCCCTGTGTGGTGGTAACGCGCTTCCGGATTCGGGTCGGGGGGCGCGTTTTCTTGTTAGGCCCAGTTCATGTGCGCGCATTCCGCGCAATCGCAGCATCGGGTGCAGCGTTCGTCCTCGATGGTGTGGACGGTGCGGAACTCGCAGCGTTCTGCGGTGGGGTGGGATCCGTCGGTGTAGTCGCCGCAGCGGTAGCACGCGGTGGGTTCCATGCAGGCGTACGGATCGAGGAATGCCGGGAGGATGCTCATGCGGCATCCAGTCCGAGCGCCTGCTCCGCAGTGATCAGATCCGCGAGCACGTACCGCCGCAGCACGTCGGTGCTGGGCACGTTCACGCCGCGCTCCCAATTCGAAATCTGGGATTCCCCGGCGTCGACGAGGCGGCCAACCTCGCGGATGGTGAGGCCACGGGATGCCCGTGCGTCTCGTAGTGCTTCGCCGATTGTGGTCACGGTGGCCCCCTGGGCGTCGGATGGACAACTCATGCCCACACTATACCCATGACATCGGTCGCATGCAACCCAATCGGTAAGACACCTGTCCGGGCGCTGTCCGGATACGGTTCCCGTGTGGCCGAAACCGCGCATCCACCCGACGTTCTCCGCAGGTTCCTGACCGAGCAGGGTTGGACCCAAGGCGAACTTGCACAAGCCCTGCACGTCGATCCGAAAACAGTGAGCCGGTGGATGACGGGCGGCATCACCCCTAGCGGGCGCAGGCTCGACGAGGGTTAGGCGCGCTGCGCGCTCCACTCGCGCATCACGTCCGCACACATCCCCAGATCCCCGCTCGCGTTCCACACGTACCGGCACGCCTCCGTAGGCTCCGTGACGTGTACGAGATCGATTACGTGGTGCGCGATCACGTCGTGCTCCGGATGCACGATCTCCACGAGGAACTGCGGGCGGCTGTACTTGCCCAGCACGTCCTTCACGAACGGATCGACACCCTTCGGGGATGGTGCCAGCACGATATCGCCAGCGCCAGCACTCCACGCCATGTAGGTATGGAAGTGCCCAACGCGGGTGTGCTTCACGATGCTATCCGCGGTCTGCTCCATGAGCTGCGCAAGCACCATCGACCACTCGCGGTTCGCGTCATGCTGTCGCTTCAACCCGTACGCTGGCACGCCTAGATGGCCGCCGCCGCCCTTCACCGCGTCGCCGTGCGAGAACGCCCACCGTGACGGGCCGATGATCGTATCGAGCGTGTAGCCGCGCGCAACCTCGTACGTCACATTCGGCTGCAGCATGAGCAGCGAAGCAGCCTGCTCGTGCATCCCAAGCTCCCACGACGAATCGACACGCGCGAGCCCCGTCGGCATCCGATGCGTACTGCGCGTGTGATTGCCCACCGTTCCGAGCACGCGCACCTTCGGGAACACCCCGGCGAGTTCCGTCGTAACCTGCGCGATGATCAGCGCAGCATTCAACATCTGCCGCCCCACCCGCGCGGCGTACTCCGCGGATTCCTGGTGGATCGCGCCGCCGAACGTGTCGCCGTTCACTGCGATGACGAGTTCGTCGAAGCCGTGGCGTTGGTCGTAGTTCGTGGCGATCTCCACGAGCGTGTCCACCGCGTGCTGCACGCGGGCGGCGGCGATCTCGGGGCTGTACGCGTTCACGCCATTGAGCGCGGATGCTTCCACGATCTCGTCGAAATGCAGATCGGTGAGGTGCCACACCGCACTGAGCGCACGCCCCTTCTTCCTGCTCGGCTTCGGAACGGTACCGGGTCGTGGGATCACGCAATCCGCGATGACGGGTGCGAGCATGTCGCGCACGTCATCCACGATATTCGCGTGCTTCGCCGCATGCTTGAGCTGCGCACGCAGGCTCTTCGCTTCCGCTTCCGCACGCTCCACGCGGCGCTGCATCTGCACCAACTCGCGCGGATCAGCTTCCCGCTCTGCGACTCGCGGCGCGTCGAACTGTCCTACGTCGTCGCCACCACCGGGCGTACACGGATGCCCGCTACGGATCCCATATTTCTGGCACCACCCCTGCAAGGTGTTGCGTGGCACACCAGTCGCTTTCGATACCGCATTCTGCGAGCCGTGCTGCATGATCGCGTCGCGTAGTTGCTGCTCGTCGTGATACCACGGACGACTCATCGTGTGCTCCTACGTGCGTTTACGTCGCCGCACGCGCCGGTACGTGTACCGATCCGCGCGTTCCTCCCGCTCGTCCCTGAGCAACTCATCCGATGACTTGTGAAACAGCGTGTCGCCATGCTCGATCGCGCCCTGCGCGAACCGCACACCCGCCAGGAACGCAATGCGGTGGCGACGTGGTAGTGCGCGGAGGATCTCGTCGACCTGCTCGTCGAACGTCATGCGTACCGCTCCGGATCGTCCGGCGTCGGCTTGCGAGCGTCACGCCAATCGTTGAACTCCGCGAGGCATCCGCTGCACATTTCCACCGCGTGTGATCCGCCGAGCGCGGGTGCGATCGTGATCTTCTGCGCTGGCTTGCCTGCCTCTAGGCATTCGCACAGGTCGCATTCGAATGCTTCCGCCATGACGCCCCTCCTATTTCAGTGCGATGAACTTCGGGACGGTGAGTGCGCGCTCGTCATCCCATGGGTCTGCCGCTCCGCCTGCGGCGTTCACCTTTGCGCCCATCGTTCCGGGCGTGTCGTACAACGCTGCAGTGGCGGACCACACCGCGGATGCGAGCGCCTGCGGGGATAGTTCCGTGTACGGAAGTATCTCTGCTTCCATGTGGCCGATGCCGGTGAGTGTTCCGGTCGTGGATGCGGATGCGGTGATCGTGCAGACCGCTCCGGCGAGCGCGCCGATCGCAGCGCTCACGGATGCGGACGCGGTGATCGCAACCTCGCCAGATGCTGCGCCAACGAGCGTACCGGCAACGGTCGCGGACGCGGTAATCGCGCACGCGCCACTGACGATCAGCGCGCCGGTCGCGGTGAGCGATGCGGACGCGGTGATCGTAACCTCGCCGTTGCGTCCCCCGACCGGCGACGCGGTGAGCGATGCGGACGCGGTGATCCGACCGAAGCTGGACATGCCACCCGGAGAGATGGCGAGGAGGATCGCGTTCGGGTGCGAGTACCCAGCGGGCACGCTGCTCTTCCCGTCGTCCCACACGCCGCCCCACGACAGCACGCGATTGTTCCGCCGCCCCGGCATATCGAACAGGGATAGCGACGATACGGGCGTGCCCGCGCCGACGAATCGGCTACGCGTCATGCTGTTGTTCAGTAGTTGTCCGCGAAGCAGCGCCACGCTATCCCCACGCCGCTTCGATCGACCCGAAGAAGTTCGTGCTGGCAGCGACGGCAGCGCCCGCGTACAGCAGCGGAACGATGCACGCGCCGTCCTGAATCTGCGGAAGCGACGGGAGCTGATTCAGCAAGTCGCGTTCGCTCAGAATGCTCGTGGTAGTGAGCGGGATCGTGGCGAGTGGACGACCGATACACAACGCTGCGGAACCAGCGGTGCTCGACGCACTCAGCTTGAAATAGTTGTACTTGCGCACGCCATAATCGCCCGACGCAAGCGGAAGAAACGGACCATAGTTGTTCGCGGCCGTACCCGAGTGCGTGATGTGCGGAGGGATCGCGGACGCTGTGCAACTGATCGTTCCCGGATGCACAGCCGTGTTTCCGTCCTGATCGACGTACTCAGTTCCGGTGCCAGCGCCGTTGTCGATGTTGTGCGCGGTTGCGCCCGACGTGGATGTGATCGTGAGCCACGACCGCAATCCCTTGCCATCCGTGTACCTCGTCAGCGTGGTCGTGTTATCGAGCGTCTGCCGCGTCGCTGAGTTCATCGCGATGCCCGGGTAGTACAGGCACAGATCCACGAGCATGAGAACGCTCGGAACACCAGTCGCGGCCGTGCTCATCGCAGCGACATTGATCAGGTGCTTCGTGTCAGTGGACACGTTGCCACCATGGTACATACCGAACCCGCTCGCATCTGACGGAGCCTGCGCCGCCAGCGCCGTACCACTATACGAGTTCGCAACCGGGTACCCACTCAGTGATGACAGGTCATACCAACGCCCAGCTGTGTACGCCGCCCCACCCGTGATCTTGTTCCAGTCGGTGCGCTGAAACTTCCCGTTCGTCGTGATCTCGTTCACGAAATCGTCGAGGCTGCTGAAACCCATGTCCTAACTCCTGATCGTGGTGACAAGGCCGAACCATCGGCGTCCCGCCGCTGGTGCGCCAGCGGTATTCCTGATGAATGACAGGTACGCGTCGCCGTGAATCTCGGGGAATCGCTGGTAAAACTGCTTCTCCATCAGACCGCCAGATTCGTGCGTCGTGAACGTCGCGATCGGCTTCACCAGCACGAGCGCAGCAAACCCACCAGGTGGTGTTGTCCACGTCAGTGAATCCACGCTTCGGATGCCGGTATCACCGCTTGCGAGTGGGATGAAAGGCTGGAAGCGATCCGCGACCGCTGTGTCATTACCGAGGATCTGCCCCACGACCGTTGGCGCTGGCACCGCGCCACTGCTCGTGCGCCCACTCGTGCCGTCCTGATTGGTGTAGGTGATCGTGTACGCGCCATTCGCCGAGCCGACCGACTGACACACCAGCATCCCATACAGCCCCGCTCCGGTCGTGAACCGGGGGAGCATGATGGTGTTGTCCATGTCCTGCTGATCGCCGCTGTCACAGTCGATGAACGGGTAATACATCACGTAGTCGAGCAGCATGAAGGTGTTCGTGCCTTCGCTACCACCGTTCGAGTGCATCGCGATTTCGAGCAGGTGTTCGGTATGACTACCTGATCGCCAGTGTCGGATACCGTTCTTCGGGTCGAGCACCGATGCGGCGAGCGGACCGGACGCGTACAGGTTCGGGATCGGGCTTGCACCGGCGCTCGCCGTTGCGGTGAGCATCGAATCGTCATACCAGTACCGTGCCGTGCCAGCCGTGGCAAGCGTCTTACTCCACGTCCCGTAATGCAGCTTCGCGGGATCAAGATCGCTGTACGCGGTGAACCCCATCAGTCCAGCGTCACGCTCAGCACGCCCGCGCCAAACTGCGGCTGAATACCATTCGACACCGACAAGCTACTCGACAGCGCACCACTGAAAATGATTTCGGTATCACCCTGACGCGTGATCGACAGATGCGTGATCGTGTTCGACCCACCCGTAGCAGCGGGGAACTGGATCAGATTATCGGTCGTGACGGTGTTTCCGGTGACGGTCCACACGGTCGTCGATCGGTTCACCGTCACGGCTGCGTAGCTCGTGTACGTCGCCTCATTCGTGGTGCTCGAGCCTGCCTCGCCGGGATCCGCGGTGTGCAGGTGAAGATCGTACTGCGTGACGCCAGAAAGCGGATCAGCAGCAGCTTCAAAGATCCACTGCAGTAGGTCCGTCTCGAATGCGTTGCTCATGCTCATGCGTTGCTCCTAGCTGTACGTCAGGCCCGCGCGGTCATCCCACGCGTGCGAGAACTCCGCGTTGCCACTGGCCCACTCCACGGACACGTCACTGCCGGTCAGCGTGAGGCGTTGGATCTGCCACACCGCTGCGCTCGTCGCGCTGCCCGGATCCGCACGACCGACGTACGACACGCCACCGCCAACGTCATCCACTTCGATCGCGTACGGCACCACGTCGCCTCCCGACGCTCCTGGAACTCCGGTGATCACCCGCGATACCGTGATCGGGGCGGGTGGGGTTGCTGCTACGTTCACGCCGCTGCGTGGTGCGGCAACCCGGATCGGCGTCGCGTCGCGCAGCACCGATGAGCGCGTGACGCGTGGCGCGTGCACCACCACACCAGTCGAGTCGACGGTGATGGGGCGTTGTGTGCGTGTGATGCGGACGCTGCTCATGCCACGTCCCTCGTGACGATCACGCGCTGCTGCAGCACGCGGATGACGGGCACGCTGTCTTTGATCAGGTCGAGGCGGTACTCCGCTCGCTCCCAATCGAACGCCGCGGTCTGTGCGGCGGTGAGTGTGATTGCGACGCTCACGCTGCCGTTCGCGGGCGTTGTATCGACGCCGGAGCCTTCGGTGAGTGTCAGCACGACGGTTCCGAGGCGCGCGATCTTGAGTTCAGCGGCCCAGCCGGTATCCGATGCGGATGCGTCCTCGAGTTCGACGGTTACCGTTTCGTTGTACGGCATGCCCTCGTTCACGAGCAGATCGCCGGCAGTGGGGACGCTCATGGCACGAACCTCACGTGTGCGAGCGCGTACGCGATCATGATCAGCGCAATTCCTTGCGAGATCGTGTACACGTAGAACAGCACGCGTCCCCATGCGGTGATGCGCTCCATGAAGCGTTCAACGGTGGTGTTGAACTCCTGTTGCTCCGCTGCTGCGTGCGCCATCGTTGCGACGGCTTTCTCGAGATGCTCGAGCCGGTATAGCGTGAGGTCGTCGCCACTCACCGCTTGAACTCCACGTGCCACGGCTCGCCGCGTACAGCGAACACGAAACCGCGTCGTTCCAGCGCACCACGACGCATTGCGCTCGTGCCAATGTCCTCATTGTTCGGACCGCCGAGATCGAGCGCGTTGCCCTTCTCGTGGCGGCTGGTGCCGGGGACAGCTGCGAGATTCCCGGTGCCGTTCTTGTACGCCTGATACAGCGCGAGTTGCTCGGTGTACGAGCGGAACGATGAGCGGCACTGCCACACCTCGCCACAGTCCTTCGCGGCGCGTGCAGCGGCGAGGATCGTGCGTAGGTAGATCGCGCGGTATCGCAGTGGTACCTTCCGCACGGGGTATAGGCCGATGATGTAGCGATCGGCGCGGAACACGATGCGGCGGCGGCTCATCACGCACCCCGCTTCATGTGTGCGGCACCGAACGACAGTAGCGTCGTGAGGGCGGATGCGACCTCGGGCGGAATCTGTACGCCGGCTTGTGCGAGTGCCCACACGAGCACGATGCTTGCTGCGCCTGCTGCGCCGCCTGCTGCTACCTTCGGGTGGGGCTTGCGGGAACCGTCCATGCCCGCATGGTGACGCCACCCAACCGCAACGCCCTTTCGCTACGCCGCCGCGATGTACTGCACCGCGATTCGGCACGAACGACCGGCCGCAACCGTGTACGCCTCACTAGCACTATCAGTCTGATAAGCCAGCAACTGCACGTAGTCGCCAGCCGTCAACGTAACCACGTCCGTGATCTGGATCGCGCACTCATTAGTGCCGCCCATCGGACCAGCGATATACGGAGCAGTGGCATTGTTCTTCCCGTACGAAACACCAATCAGCGCGCCCGCGGCGATCGACGCAAACGCAACGCTCGCGGTAACGAGATACACACCAGTCGCGCGGATATCGATGCGCTTGTTGGTGGTCGTATCGACCTGCGCCGATACGCCGGACGGGCGCACGTCAAACTCGCTTACCCACGTAGCGGTACCACCGCCACTACCGACTTTCTGCCACGCGCTCGCACTCGTATGCGTCGGCGCTCCACTATTGGCGAGGTACATGCTCGCAGCGAACGCTCCACACGGGTACACCAACGCAGGATTTCCGCTCGAGTCGAATCCGACGCTCTGCCCCTGGACTCCGCGTGGTGGGATCAGTCGTCCACGGATCGCGTTCTCGACCGCGCCCACGCGATTCGTGAGCTGCGACAAATCGAACGCCTGACGCCGCAACGCCTCCACACCAACAGGAAGATCCTCCACTACGCCCCCACCTCCACACGCGTCGGGATCTCCGTACCAGTCTGATCCACGCTCACGGTCGCACTCCGCACACGCTTCACGACCTCCCACTCCACCCCAGCATCCCGAAACAACAGCGTGACGGAATCCCCAATAACGAAGTCATCCCACAGGCGCGGACTACCACTATCCACGTCGATCGCGTACTCAGCCACCGCATCACGGCTACCGAGGCGATCCACCAGTCCTTGCGTGCGCGCATCCAACACCGATTGCGAAGTTTCTCCGGTGAGGCTCACGTACTCGATCAGGCGACCGATCGCGGACACGCTCGCGGTGTCCGTCTTCGTGCTCGACAATCCACCATCGGTGATACCACGAGCCTCGTTCACGACCTTCCCGGTATCCCGCGCACGCGTCATATTCACCACGTTCGCTTGCGTGCCCTCGCCATACGCGAACACCACCGTGGTCATGCTGCCGCGTGACGGTGCCGCGTAGAACCGTCCGATCTTCCCCGCTGCGTACTCGATCGGCACGATCCACGATTCGCACCCGTCGAGTTGCTGCGCGAACTGCGCCCGCAAACTCTGGATCGTTGGGCGATTCTGCCGCGCATCCACATCGATCGTGCTCGACGACGTGATCCACGTGGTATCCGTCGCGATACCAGTCTCACCATCCGTCGAGTTCGTGGTATCGATCATCGACTTGAGCAGCAACCCGCAATCCGTCGGCGCGTACTGCGTGATCGTCGGCCTCTTCGTCAGCACGATATCGGGCGCACACGCCACGATCGCCAACTGACGCTGTCGTCCGAGCACCTGATCCACCCACACCGGCCCATGGAACACCAGCCGACGATCCGCAGCGTCCCCGGTCGGTGAGCGATACGCCTTCACGTACACGTTCCGATCCGGCGCACCACTCGTCTCGGTATTCAGGATCTCCGCTGCCGCATCATGATCGAGCGGGATTTGCATCGTGACGAGATCCGCCGCGGTGCTGTCCTGCCACGTTACCGTGGCATTCTCGTGATCACGCAACCCACCCTCCGTGAGCGGGTTGCCGTTCGCGTCCGTCAGGTCGAACACGATCGTGGGATCACTCACGCCACGACCTCTGCGCTCATGCGGCGCTGCTGCACCGTCAGCGTGTTCGCGCTCGTCTTGTACCGCTGCTCAATCAGGTGCCACCCGACAGACAACTGACGCACCATCGCCTCGTATGGAGATTGGTTCGCGCCACCACCGCTAAGACCCGTGGTGATATCCGAAATATCGGACGTTGCTCCGGCGACGGACACGAAGAACTGGCTTGTAGCTGATGAGCCGCTATTCGAAAAACAGCGAAGGTGCGAAAAGAACGTGCCGAGCGAGGTGAGTTCGTATCCGCCCGCAGCAGGCGCTCCGTTGGTGCTGTTTCGGTATTTGAGCTGAGCGCCGTCCACGAACAGCGTGACACCCTGCGTTCCCGACGCGACACTGATCTTCCAGTGGGCTTCTGAGAACAAGCGTACCTGCGCGCGCGTGTGCGGAACGTACACCAGCAACGCATCCGGCGTAGCGAGTCGCGCATACGACGCGCTCGTCGTCGTCTCCGCAGCCGACACATACGACGCCGCACACCGACCCACACCACCGATCGGATTCAGATTCGTGATATTCGCCGTCGTCAGCGTCGTCGCAGCAGCCGGCACACGAATCGCAGCGACCGGAACGAACGACCCATCCGTCGGAATCGAAGGCCAATACGCCGCCTCGAGCTGGTGCGTCGCACCCGCATTCGGCGTGCCATCGATGATACGGAACTTCCACCCCGTATACGACCCACCCTCGTCGATATCCGCAGCCTCGATACCGAGAATGTCGATCCGCGGATTCGTCGCATCCGCAGCCGTCCACGAGTACCCACCATCCGCGCTCGTGTTGAACGCCGTGCCACTCGTCAACCGACACAGGTACGCGCCCTGGTGCGTACCCGCAGGCGTGGTGAGCGCGCGGCCCTGCGCGATATCCACGCTCATGTTCGCGCCTGCTGCGCGCTGCGATACCGCGAAATCGCCCTGAGCGAACAGGCCCGGGAGCGCGTTGAAGAACATCCCGAGGCGTACGTCCTTCGCATCGAACGTGCCCGCCACGAATCCCGGCGTCGCGTCAATGCTGGTGGTGTAACCGCTCATCGTCTACTCCTATCCCCAAGTGCTCTTCATGAGCGCCTGCAACTTTGTGGACGCGCTGTAACCCGCCCCCGCCAACTGCAACTGAGCCGTCCCACGCGGAATGCCGAACCACGTGGATGCGCCCACGTCGAGCGCCGTCACGCGCGTAAGACCGTTCTGCCTGACCGTGCCAGCGAACAGGTCGATCTCCCAGTAGTCACCACTGGCGATCGACCCGTCGAACACCAGTCGTTCGTCGGTGCTGCGAAGGATCACGTTCGGGTTCGTGATCGGGCCGTACGCGCGCAGGATCGGGAACGCCTGCACGAAATCCCCCGCATGCGTCACCGACAAGTCGCCGCCACTGGATGCGGTGAGCGTGAACGGGATCGTGAGCGGAACCGTGAACCCACCGCCACCCGCAGTGAGCGCCGCGGATTCCACCGTCGTTGCGGTCGTATCTTCCGCGTACGGCTTTTCCGACTCGAGCTGCACGCTGCACAGGTAACTCGACCCGTCCGCCTTCCACGACGAATCCAGCAACCGCAGCCCACTGAGCGCACGCGCCGAACCCCGCCGCGGTGCCCACGTCAGCGACCCGTCGCCGTCAATCAGCTCACCGAGCACGCCTTCTACCGCGGCGCGGTTCTCGTCGATGCTCCACGCGTCACCCCGCACTCGCAGCGTTGCGCTCCACACTCCCGCATCGAACTTCGCCGGACCCGTGAACCGCGCGCCGTGCCGACCAGTACGAGGCGACCTCGTACTCCGCACGCTCTTCGAGAACGCGCAATCCTCGACGTACACCTCCGTGCGATAGTCGAGCGTGACGCTACTCGCATTCGACGCCAGCACAGCCGCGAGCGTGTTATCGCGATAACTCATCCCGTCAACCCCGCCGTTCGCATCTGGAACGCCGCCTGCTGCGCCACTGTGAACATGTCCGGCAATCCCGTGAAGTGGAAGTGCTGCGTCACACCACCCCCGCGCGGCGCGAGCCCCGCATCCGCGAGCACCCGATCACGATCCATCCGATTACGCAGGCTCGACCCGAGCGGCACCACAGCCTCCGGACCAGCCTCACCAGCGATCGACACACCATCCGTGATGCCACCACGCGCAAGCCGCGGCAACCCACCAAACGGCTTCCCACCACCGATCGTCTTCCCCGCAACCTTAATACTCGGCAACTCGATCGACCTGATCTTGTCGAGCACCGCATTGATCGCGTCCTTGATCGCGTTCGCAAACTGCGACCCAGCCTCACGACCCTTCTCCGCAAGATCCCCAGCGATCCCACCAAACGCCTTACCCACGCCATTCGCGATGCTCTCCGCACGATTCACCACAGCGGCCTTCACCTGGTCCCACTTCGTAGCGGCGGATTCGCGAATGTCCTCCCATGCGGCGGTGGCTGCATTCTTCAACGCCGTGAGCGCCGTGCGCACCAGCGCGGTCATGGCGTCCCACGTGCCACTGAGCACCATTTTGATCCCGTGCCACGCCTCGCCCCAGTCACCACGCAGCACCGCGAGCACGGTCGTGATGATGCCCTGAATGATCTTGAGCTGCCCACCGATGTACGTCGTCAGGAACGACCACGCAAGCCGCGCCATCGCACTGATCTGGTCGCCGTACTCCTTCCAGATCGCCTTGCCCCACACGACCCACTGATTGATCGTCGCGCGGAGCTGCGCGAGCACATCCATCACGCCAACGCGCACGCTCTCCCACGCCGCCGTTACCGCGTCCCTGAACGCTTCCGAATGTCGCCACAGGTAGATCCCAGCCGCGACCATCGCCCCGATCGCAACGATCACGAGCCCGATCGGGCCGATCAGCGCGCCGAGCGCCGCACCAACCGCAGGTAGCACCATCATCCCCGCGCCAAGCATCCCCAGCAGCGGCCCGAGCGCAGCAGCGAACGCCACCACACCAGCCACCACCGTGCTCGTCGTCGGCCCCATGTTCTCGAGCACCCCGAGGACGCTACCCAGCATCGTGATCAGGTGCTCACCAACCGGGATCAGGCGCGTGAGCAACTCCGCGCCGATACCAGCAAAGCGGTCCTTGAGAATCGCCCACTTGTCCGCGTTCGTGAGGTTCGCCGCGCCCTCAACCTTCTTCCCCAGCACCTCCATCACCGCGGCTTGCTTATCCGCAGCGGACGCGCCACTGTCAAGGTACTTCTTCAACCGCTCCTGCTCAGGACCGGCGAGTTTGATCCCCTTCGGCAGCAGCAACACGCCCTGTGATGCGGCAGCCATGCTCTTCGCGATCTGCTTACCAGCGGTGTCGACGCTCGTGCCGGTCTGCTCCGCAAAGTTCACCATCACGCGACTTGCATGAGCGAAGTTACGCGCACCCTCACGCGTCGACGTGTCGATCGCACCGAACGACAGGATCGCGTTCTGACCCATCTGAATGAGCTGGTCATCCAGCCCGCTCGTGCGCTGCAACTCACCCGCGAGCTTCTGCACACCATCGACCGTGACAAGGCTGTCCTTGCCCATGCGGCGCAGGCTCGCAGCGGTCAGGTTATTCGCCTGCTCAATGCTGGTGAGTTCCTCACCAGCCATCTTCCCGAACGCCACGATCGGCAGCGTCAGCCCAGCGGTCAGGATCGCACCACTCTTCGCGAGCCCCGCACCCATGCGCTGCATCCCCGCACCAACGGTGCGATGCGCACCGTCCATATCCCGACCGAGCGGAGCATCATCCGCCCGCAACTCAAGAACCGCGCTGCCCAGGTATTCGCTCATTCGACCACCACGTCCAACCCGGCTGCGCGGAGTCGTTCAAAGTGCTCATCCCACGACGAGGCGCGTACCGCTCGACGCGCCTGCGGATCCGCTGCGCGCTGCTGGTCACGCACCCACTTGCGCGCATCCTTCGGATCGAGTGATCCGGTTCCAACCGCGACGCTCATCATCCGCGCCAATGCCTGCTGCGCGAGCATGCGGGGGAGCATCCGCTCCATGCCCTGTCGCAGCACACCCGGCATCGTTAGGACGCGTTCTGGATCGAGGCGGTAGTGATAGGCGAGGACGGCGCAGTGGTCTGCGATGACGCTACCGGGCTCGCCTCCGTCGGCAGCGTCCGCATGAAAGCCTCCACGATCGCGATGCACTCACCATCCGTGAGGGACTCCACGATCTCATCCGGCAGGTCGTGCGTCGCGATCCGCACCACGTCACGCAAGCGTCGCGCAACTTCCACGACCTGCTCAGGCGATGGATCCGCACCGAGGCCCTGCATCTGCGCACCGATCGCCTGCGCCTGCGCGAGCTGCTCCATCGACAGATCACTCTTCAGGGCGAAGTGGTAGTCCTCGCCAGCGATGCGAAGGACGGGCCGGTCAGGCTCCGTATCCCTCAGTTCCAGTACCACGTTCTGGGCCATGCTCATCCTCCTGTGCTACGCCCTCGTCGTTTCCGAACCCATCCACGATCTGACCGATCAGGATCCGCGTCCGCATCGCCTCACGCCGCGCCTGCCGCTCACGCCGCTTCGCATCACGCGCAAGCGCCTCCAAGTGCTCGAGCAGCACGCGACGATCCACGCGCTAACTCGTCTTCACAGCGTTCTGAGCGCGGAACTCACCGAACGCGTTGGTGTCGTCCTGCAGGATCGCGAACGAGAACGCCAGCCCCGCAGGCTCACCCTTCTTGAACTCGATCGTGTCCACGCTGTCGATCACCGCGAGCGGGATCCAGAGCTGCGTCTTGTAATCGTCGCCGTACGGGCTCCCAGCATCGCTACGGATCAGCAGCGCGTGCGTCGCAACCGTCAGACCCTTAGCGAGATTCACGCTCTTCGCACCACTGACGGACGCACCAGCCGACGTGCTCGTAACGGTGTTGCCCGTCGCGATCGCCATCGCTTCCGCGGTCAGGTCGTACACCTTGAAATCGACCGCAGGATCCTCTTCCTGACGCCACGCCTTGAGCCGACCCGTCTTCCCCAACCCACGGAAGTACGACAGCGCCTCCTCATGCGAAAGCGTCACGCCATCCTCGTCGTACCCATCCGAACCACGCGTTCCGATCTTCGACCAGGAACCCGACGGCGCAGCATCCAGATCCAGCGGCTTCGCAGTGCCAGCAGCCGCGCGCCACACAGTAAAGGGGCTCGCGAAAATCTCGAGGGGTGCGGGCATACGTCAGACCTCCGAAACGGCACGCTTCGGTGCCTTCGACAGCGGATGACCCATCGCCACGAGCTGCTCGAATCGCTCCTGCGAAATCTCGAACACCTCACCCGACGCGACGACTCCCTCGGGGGATCCGTCGTGACCGGGATCTTCGAACAGTCCCGGTCCGTCATACGTGGCGGTGATGATCTTCGCAGCAGGCACGAGCCGCTCCTAGCACGGATTCATCGTTACGCCCGCATCGTAGGAACCACCCCCGCGTACGCCCTTTCGGCTACGCCACGGTGGCGTACTGCATCCGGAACGTACTCACCGCCACCGGCCAATCCCCCGGATCGGTTCGGTACTGCACTGGCCCGTTCACGTGATTGAACCAGTGCACCAACACGCCACCGGCACGACCGTAGTTCCATTGCTGCAGCTCGTACTCCACCGCGAGCGCCAGCGTGTGCGCCTTTTCCGGCGTCGAGTGATAACACCGCACGTCGATCCGCGGCACCTTCACCGGCACGCGATCGCGCGCACCGGGCTTTTCACCACCGCCAGCAGGCACCACCACGATCCCGGGACGCGGCATCGACTCCACCCACCGCTTAGGGATCTCACCACCCGCGATCCGCCCCGTGCTACCGAGGATCTCCATCACGTGCGGCGCACGCTCAAGCACGCGGATCGTTGCGGTGATCGGGTTCGCGATCGTGTCCACTACAGCCTCCTACGAATCGCGGCGGAAAGCGTCGGATACGTCACATCCGCAGCACTCCGCAACGCAGCACCATGCTCGAACTCGAGCCGACGCATGTACACCACACCCACCGACCCCCACCGACCCACGAGACTCGCACCAGTCGCCACATCGATCACCCGAATGCTGCCCTCAGCATTCCCCGACCGATTCCGCCACCCCGGATGCGACCCCTTCGCCTCACCCACACTCCGCGCAAGCACGTCATTGATCCCAGCAGCAGACGCAGCCACCACATGCTGCTGCACCTGCCTGCCACGCCAATCGATGCGAGCACCAGGGCGACGCATCACACCTGCCCCGCAACCTGTACGCGCAGCATCACCGCAACGTACCCGGTGCGGCGTGTGATCCCGAACACGCGTAGCGGTCCGTCGAAGATCGTGTTGCCGCGTCGATCTGTGATCTCGTCGATCACGTCCTCTTCCGACACGTCCGTACCAGCGGGAACGATCATTCGCACGACGCCGAACATCCCGGATGCTTCCATGAGCTGCTCGACGTTCTCGACAGGCTGCCACGCATAACACGGCACGCCCTCCGCCCACACCTGCGGATCAGGATCGGCAAGTTCGCCTCCCCAATCATCGGTGAGGGATCCATCTGCGTCACCGTTCGCGCGTACGATCGTGGCGCGCATCGTCATCCGCTGCCGTGGTCGCGTGCTCATGCGAACAGCCCCGTGCCGCTTCGCAACCTGCTCAGGATCCTGCGCTGCTCACGCGCATGGTCAGCGTGCGTCACTGACACATCCCCAACGGATTCCGCATTCACCGCCTGATACGTCAGCGCCAGCCGTACCAGATCGATCAGCACACCCTTACGGATCGCTGCGTCACTCACGGGCGTGTACGTGATCCGCACCAGTGGCGTCCACGCACACCCGATTCGGCGCACCTGACGCACCGAATCGATCACGTAGTCAACATCCACCGTCAGGGTAGTTTCGACACCACCAACGATGGTTTTCACCACCACCGACTCCCCCGTATCGATATCGCGCCGCGTGAACAGCAACTCCGCACCAGGCGCAAGCGAATGCAACTCCGCCACCACGCCGGTATGCGCACCAGCACGCCGAACGATCAGCGCATCCGCTTCCGCGATTCGCTGCTGCAACGCCATATCCGACAAGTCCGTCTCGACGTGCTGCCGAACCTCATCCACACTCAGAATCGTCGTCACCATCGCCTCCTATGCGAACGCCCCCACCCCGCAAGGTGAGGGCGCACGCTGCCCCTTGCCCGTATCGCCCCCGGGCACGGATCAATCGGCGGGCTGCTCATCCCGCTTCGACCGACCACTCTTCCGTTCCTTGTTCGCACCAGCAGCGCGTTCCTTCACCGCGCCACGCTGCACCACGCGCCCCTTCGCATCCACCACCAGATCGAGCGCGTCCACGTACGCGGGGGGAATCACCTTCCCCGCATGCGACACCACCACGATCGCGGCCTCCTGCTCATCCACCAGTCGCGACAACGACAGATCCGCGTACAGGGCACGATCCGCCACGACCGGCTCCCCACGCCCACCCATACCGGGATCACTGATCACCATCGTGCTCATGCCAGCCTCACCACCGACACGACCAGACCAGTGATCTCGCTGAAACTGATCGTCACCTTATTGCTCGAGTCGTTGCACAGATCCGGCGCGAACGGCCCGAGCACCTGGAACTCCGTCGACGCAGCGATGGTGTACGTCGGGTCTGCGATCGCCACGCCACGCGTCGTTGCGGGCGTCACGACCGTTGCGGTGCACGCACCCGCACCCTTATTCACCACCAGCAGCGTACGCCCGTCATTCTCGAACGTGTACGTGTCACTCGTCGACAGGCTCGATCGCTGCGTCAGCGCAACCGTCGGCCCCGCCGTACCCGTCGACTCCTGCGGCGTACCCCAATCCACGACAGCCATGATCAGGCCCCCTCGTTGTACTCGACGATGACCTCGAACTTGCCAGCGGTGAGCGCCTGCGTCGCGATCGTCGCAAGGACCGACACACCCGCGGAGTTATTCACCTTGAGCGGCAGTTCCGCGTTACGAGCAGCGATATCGTCCGCCACGTCCCACGACGCATCGTTGTAGTTCGTCGCAGCGACGAAACAGTCATCGTTGCCGGTGATACCGAGCTTCACCGTTGCCGCCCCGCCGCTGGTCATCGGCGTGATCATTTCGGTGTAGCACCGCAGCAGCACCGCGTTATCCGGCAGCACCGCAGCATTCCCCTCCGGATTCGTGAGGGTCTTCGCACCAGTACCACCACCGAGCGCAGCGAAGTCGTACAGGAACCGCGCAACCTGCGGCGCACCCTTCCCCGTCCGAGGCGTCACGCCTTCCACAACGTACGGCATTCCCAGCTCCTATTCGTCTCGCCTTGCGAACAGCGGACCAGGGAATCGAACCCCAGCAGCACGCACCAGCGCCCGCTACTACTTGGGATCAGATCCCGGTGACCTTGCAGAACGCAGCGGGGCGGTACACCTGCAGCGCGCACCGCAGCTCGCAGCGAATCGCCTGCTTACCCTCGATGAAGTACGTGCTGTGCGAATCAGTGACCTTCATGGTCAGGTTCTTCTTCATCGCAAGGCCGGTGAACATCGTGTCCCCGACGATTCCGGTACCAGCGGTGAGCGCGTTCGTCTCCACGACCCGCAGGCCCCAGATCCGCTCGAGCCCCGCGTCGGTATTCGGGTTCGCGAGGATGTAGATACCGTCCGCGGTCTTCGTCATCGCGATCTCGTCGAGATCGTCCGTCTCGATGAACAGCGTGTTCGGCAGCGCCCGCCCGGTCTTACGAACCTTCGACCGCGCCTTGCGGATCGCGTCGAGAGTGGTATCAGCACCCTTCGCCTGCGTCTGAATCCCCGAGCGGTTCTGAATACCCTCAAGGTTCGGCGGAACACCGTCACCGACGAGGATCTGACCGTCGAGGCGCTGCCGCACCATGAACCCGAGGCGGTTATTGATGTACGACTGCACACCCGCCTCGTCCTCGAGCTGCTCGTCGGTGACCGGCAGCCACACCGCGATCTTGCGAACCGGGCTGGTGCGCTCCGTCAGTGCGAGCGCCGCCTCACCGTACGTGCCACCCTCAGACACCTCGGCAGCGTTGTTGGTGAAGGTCGTTTCCTCCATGTACACGACGCTGGTCTGGTTCGTCGTCTCGGAAGGAATGAAGTCGAGCACCTGCACCGGGCGCTGCGCACTCTCCACCATCTTCCCGGTGCGAACAGCCTCCGGACCCCAACCTGCGCTGGTGCTCATGAGCGTCTTCAGGCCGGTGAACATGTCGCCACCACCAGCATCCTTCGCAAGATCGATCTCGATCTCACCACGCCGCCCGCGATGGTCCTGGTACCCCTTGGACGAGGTGAACAGCTCACCGATGCTCTTCGCTTCGAAGCGGTCGCCAGCGGTCGGATGCACGATCTGCGACGTGGATCGCTTCGCACCGTACTGCTCCTGAATCGCCTTCGCCTGTGCGGCTGCAGCCTCGACGCTGCGGAACTCGTCCGCCTGCGCGCCCAGATCATTGATCTCGGCCATGAGGGCCTGCACGGCCTCCACGCGCCCCTTCTGATCACCCTCGAGGCCCTCGTCCTTCACCTTCATGAAGTCAAACGAACCATCATCGCCCTTTGCGGCGTCGAAGATTCGGTCCAGCTTTGCGGACTTTGCGAGCAGCTCCTCGCGGGTGTCAACGAGCGTCATGTCAGGCTCCCCTGTCAGCGGTTATGCGCCGCTGTAGCGCGCCGCAACTTCATCGCCTGCCACTGTAGGGCCGCGCTCATCGCACGCCCTTTCTCGCCCGAGGGGTCGCACGTGCACTCGTCGATCGCCTTCTCGCATTCGGCGCACGCGTCGCGCTGGTCGGTTTCCTTCACATCCGCGTCGTCGGAATCTGTCTTCGCATCCGACTCGGGGAGCGACTGACCACACGCGTCGCACACACCCTCCGCCTTCGACTTCACCGCGAGCGTGTGTGTACCGATGCCAGCACCGCGCAGCACGGGACTGATCTCGTACGGATCCAGCGCCTTGAGCGCCTGCACGCGCCGACCGTCGGCCTGCATGAACTCCGCATCCAGCACGTCATACCCGTACGACCATTCGCACCCGACACCCGCAGCCTGCAGCGCCTTCACGGTGTCGAACTCCGCACGCCCCTCCGGCGTGTTCAGGAAGTATTCGAGCCGCGCCACAGCCCACTTAGTGCCGTCCGGCTGCTCGACCTCGCCGATGATCTCGCCAGCACCGACGACCCGCTGGTAGTGCGCGTGCCCCCACTGACACACCTTCACCTTCTTGCCAACGGGGAACGCTCCCGGCATCGTGTAATCACCATCATGATCCACGACCTCGAGCTGTGCGAACGCCACATCTACGACGCCCTGATCACCAGCCTTCACGTACGCCGCTGCGCTGGTCTTCGTCTTCACGCTCATGCTCAGTCCCCTAGCATCGTCGTCGGTGCCCATGACAGCGTTCCGTTCGGATGCTCGGCGTCCTCTTCCGCCTCGGCATCATCGAACGTGAACACCTGCCCATTGCGCTCTACACAGTCCGGATCGCCGTAACCCACGCGGTCATCCCACGCCACCACAGCGTCGTACACGCCGGATGCCTGATACGCCTCTCGCGTGCTCACCCGCTGCGCGTTCATCGTCTCGGTACGCGCAATCCGCATCGCTCGCGCACTGACCTTCGACCCGGACGACCCATCGGTCACGTACTGCCGGATACGCCGCTCAAGCGCCTGCACACCCTCACCGGCAGCCTTGCCATCCGCAAGCGCCTGGAACAGCGCGCTCTTCGTCTGTCCTGCGAGATCGACCAGTTCGAGTTGCTTGCCGTGGAGCTGCAGCACGCGAATCGCGATCTCATCGGTCTTCTCGCCCCACTCGATTCCCAGCGTCGCGTTCAGCGTCTTGAGGGTCTGCCGCGCAACGCCCTCATAGTGACCCTTGAATGAGCGTCCGAGGTGCTCCCCACGCCACTTCGTGACCTCCGCGAGCTGCAGCGTCCGTAGCGCCACGTCCAGATCACGCGGTGTCACGTCCGTTTCCTCGGTCGCCTTCACATCGCCCGTGGCGCGGCTCTTCGCATCCTCCGCAGCCCACAACGCTGCGACGTGCTTTCCGAGATCCTCGAACTGTCCCTCGAGCCGCTTCGCAAACGGCGCTTCCAACGCACGCGCATCCAACTCGAGTGCCTGGATGAGCCGTCCTTGCTGCGCACGCGACAGCCGCTTCACTTCCGCATCCGCGACGTGCAGCATCCCCCAACGTGTCTTCCCCGCACCGCCCTCGTCCGGGTCGATACCAGCCGCGAGCAGCACCTCACGCAGCGCGTCGATCGCCGCATTGATCGTGCTGGCGTTCCGCGCACTGAGCACACGCCCAGCCTTCGCTCCACCCGTCGCATCCGGCGCAGCAGCGGGATCGATCGTGGGCGTGATGCTCGCCATCGTCTGCCCAGCGGGAACCTCGATGCTCTGCAGCGGCCGCAGGAACACATCGTGCGAGTCGTCCACGTCGAGGCCCATCGCCTCGCGTCCCTCACCGATCGTTGCCAACCCGCCCTGCACGACACGAACCCAACGATCCGCGATCTTGTCCTGATCCTCGCGCAGCACACGAACTTCGCTCAGATCGAAATCGACCTTCAACTCGCGAGCCCGCGACTCGAACTGCGGCAACAGTTGGTGCTTCACGACGAGCGCGATCTCATTCCAGATCGGGATCAGCGCCTCTTCGACCGCCGCCTCACGAGCCTCACTCATGTTCGCGAACGTCGACCGATCGAGCCCAGCCCCGAGCCCACACACGATCGCAGGGATTCCCAGCACTGCGGTGACGCGCTCTTCCGGTAGGCGGCGCGCATCCCGCACGCTCATCTGCTGCGGATTGAACCCAACGGTGTGCACTTCCACCGCGCTATCCAGCACCATCGAACTACCACGATTGTCACCCGTGATCGTGGCGTTCAGCTTCCGCTTCACCTCGTCCAGATCATCCCCGAACTCGGCCGCACCCTCATCACTCTTCGGCGTCATGATCACGCCAGGAACACCCATGTTGCGCAGTAGCGATGCGGTGTACGTTGCTGCCTCGTCGTCGGTGAACACCTCGCGCAGTAGGCTCTTGAACGCGTTCAGGCCCTTGGTCGTGTCGGACGGGTCGATGCCGTCTCGGAAGTGGATCACGTCCTCCACCGGGACTTCTTCGGGTAGGCCCGTGCCGGCGTCGTACTTGTAGTAATCGATGAAGTTCGGGGAGCCGTCGCGGCGGTGCGGGCTCATGAGCGTGTGCGGAATCCACCACAACTGCACGGGTGCACCGACCGCGTTGCGCACGATTCGCCAGTACGCATTCGCGTCGAGCGCGAACGACAGTACCGTGGCTTTGAGCAGCACCCCGCCGTGATAGTACGGGTTCGGCATTTCCAGCAGGTTCAGCATCCTGCCTGCGCCCTTGTCGCCCGTGGGGATCGGCGTCCACGTCTTACCATCCTCTGATGGTTCCAGCACACGGATCGGGGCTTGCGTCGCGTTGCGCTGCATCCACCGCAGCGGTGCCATCACAACGCTGCTATTCGTGCCGTCGCCGACGCTGCGCTGGTAGTTGAAGCGGCTATTTGGCAGCAGCCACGACACGAGCGATGCCGGGTGCGTGAATGCGGTGGTGGCGGCTTTCGCCCGCCTGAAAGGGCTCGCGAGAATGCGGCGGATGCGGGATTCGGCCATGCCGCACACGGTACGACCAGCCGACGTGTGCGCCCTTTCGAGCTACTCGTCCTCGTCCGGGTCGAGCTGCACCACCGATTCGAGCTATGGCGCGTCGTCATCATCGATGGTGAACGCGAGTAGGAACTCCGTCACGTGCGGCGGCTCGTTCGGATCAGGCATCCGACGACCCTTCGCTACGCCGCGCGGATCTTGCGGCGCTGCCGCATCACCAACACACCCTGCACCACCATATCCACCTGATCATCATGCGCCCCGGTAGGGAACGAGCGGAACTCGCCCAGTAGTGGACGCACCCACCCATGCCGCTTTTCATCCACGGGCAGCAGCACGTTCCCCGTCTCCGCGATCACGGGCTGAACCGCCCATGCTCGACTCACCTTGTCACCGTGCGGATCCGGGTTGAACGGTGCAAGCGACACCACGCCGCGTAGCTCGCTCATGATCGCCGGACCGTTCGCCTTGTCCTCCACCACGTGCCGCGTCGGTGGGAACGGGTGACGATCTCGGCAGCGTTCGTCGAACGCGAGCACCTGCCGTTTCGTCTCCGTGAACGACCACTGCCCCCGCACCACATCGATGACGTACACGTCCGCGCCGTACCGATACAGCAACCCACCGACGACGTAATCCACCTCACCGCGTGCGCGCCGCTTCGCTCCGGGCGTGGTGCCCTTGCCCTTGAACGTCATGTCCCACGACACGAGCGCATCATCGGGACGCTTGAGGGTGCCGTCCTCGTGCTGCGGGAGCGTCGTGTACCGGTTCCACGCAGGCTCCGGGAACATCGCGTGCTCATCCGTCGGCAGCGGATCCTGATTGTACTGCGCATGGTACGCGAACGACCCCATCGACGCACGCAACCGCTCGAGGTGCTCCGCGGAGAATCGATCCGGGAATAGCAACTCGCCCGGTTCGGTGCGTGGATCCTTCCACCCGGTCGGTACGACGATGCAGCGATGCTTCGGGTCGAACTCCATCGGCAGATTCAGGTGCACGTACCCGTTCTCGATGCACCACCCTGCGAGATCCCGCTCATTGAGGCGCTGCATCACCACCACCATCCGCCCCGTTGACGGATCATCTACACGGGATTGCATCACCTCGCGCCACCACTTGCGCGCACCCTCGATCTTCACTTCGGCGTGCGCGTCACGAGCATTCAGCGGATCGTCGACCATCACGATATCGCCGCCCTTACCAGTCGGGCTGCCCCCGACACCGAACGCGCGACGCTCCCCACCACGATCGTTGCGGTAGTGCTTCTTCACGTTCTGATCACTCACGATCTGGAACGCGCTACCCCACCGCTCGCGATACCACGGGTGCTCGATCAGGTTCCTGGACTTCACCGCGAAATCGATCGCCATATCGCCGTCATATGACGAGCCGAGTAGTTTCGTTTCGGGGCGGGTCGTCCACTCCCACGCAGGCCACGCAACCGATGACGTGGCGGATTTCAGTACGCGCGGCGGCATCGTGATCAGCAGCCGCATGATCTCGCAACTACTCACGCCCTCTAGGTGTTCGCATACCGCGTCGACGTGATAGTTCGGCATGTACCGAACGCCCGGTTCGATGATCGCCCACGCACCGTCTTCGCCGGTTCCGGATGCTCCGGTCAGGAAATGCCGGAAGCTCTGGCCGTACCACGCGGATTCGATCTGCGGGAGCGTCGCGACATTCACCGCGGATACCAGTAATCGAGCCAGTAATGACCCTTCGCCATGATCACGAACTCGATTTCCTCGGGACGCAACCGATGCCGAGGCACACGCCGATCCTTGCCCTGCGTATGGTGATCCTGATGGTGCTGATGGCACAGCGGCATGAGGTTCTCAGGAACGTGCGGATCCGTCGGCCCGTCGCTGAACACGCCACCGGCACGCTGCGGGTGGCGGAAGTGGCTGCGCGGCACGATGTGATGCACCTCGGTTCGCGGGTGCCCGCACACGCGGCAGTGTTGCGAACGCACGGATCGCGCGATCCCGGATGGAACGGGACGCTTCGCTCGTTCCTTCCGCCGCTGTCGTTCCAGCGCACGTCGCGCATCGTACTCAGCCTGCGCGCGCGTCGTCACGACCCACCACGCAGCGTCGATGAGGCGCGTAGCCACGACTCGAACAGCGGCATGTACGGCTCCGTGGGCAGGCCACTGTCGTTCACTTCGCCCGCGAGATCGTCGAGCGCGATCGTGAGCTCGTCACACCTGTGATGCCAGTAGTGCACACACCCGCCATGCGTGGTGTCCGGCTCACCCTCACGATTCAGGCACGCAGCACAGATCACGCACCGGCTCCTGGGCATTCGTTGCTTCCACAGTCCGCGCACTCGGCGTGCTCCCGAACCATTCCTTGTGTGAGCGTGAGCGCCTCACCTTCGGTGAATACGCGTCGCCTGCCGTTCGCGAGTGGCAGGTCGGGGTGGACGAGCCTTCCGCTCGCACGCCGGATCCAGCCGTACTCTGCGAGGTGCTCGAT